GATAAATCAATATCAACGTGAATAGTCTGACTTCCAAGTGGCACACCAAACAACATAAAGTCACCACTATCATTTGTTTTAGCCGTGAATTTATAATACTTATCATAAACTTCTATAAGAGTAGGATTTGTAAGTACGTCGTTTCTTGATGGGAATGTACCTGTTGGTGTGTGACCTCCGTGAGACTTTGTATATGGTAATAAATTATATCGATACCCATCGTCATTAACATCATCCAATGTTTTGTATGGATATAGTTCAGATATTACAGGATTTTCTTCGTCTTCTGTGGTTAGTGGGATAAATACAGATACTTTACAGTTAGGTAACCCCAATCCATTATTTGCGGTTATTCTACCAATAACAACACCATAATCAGCACAAACTCGATTATAAATGTCACTTTGTAATATCTTGAGTGATAATATTTCTAAGGATTCAAAGTCTTGTTCTAACTGTACCTTTATTGATTTGTCTTTTCCGACTTCCGTCCTAATCCTATATGATTTTGGCATTACTACTCTATTTTTTAATAAATAGTTTATTGTCTATTTTCAAAAGATAGAGGAGATACTAATAAAATAAATTATCAAGAAAAATTGACTGACTTAAAGTTCTTTACTCTAACTGTTATGTCCTTACCGGGAAATCTAATTTGGTAAGTTTGGTTTGGTTCCGCAAATAAAGTATCGTCAATTAATTCAATTTGTCTTGTTTCAGGGTCAGAGTATCTTTGTGAAGTTTGAGATGAGGAATATTGACCTCCAACCAAATTATAGAATGTAATATTCGCTAATGTAATAACCCCATTTTCATTCTGAATTTGTCTTCTCAATTCTGAAACATAAACATTCTCACCCATCTGTCTGTTCAATGGACTAAAGAAGTTTGTTACAATATTAATCACTTGAGATATTAAAGCTCCTTGATTTTGACTACTATCTAATACAACTTCAATTATTATTGAAAGGTCAACCACATTTGCCGACATAACTGATATGTAATCATTCAACATTCTGTAATTAGACAAATAATTAGCAACATTATTTTTCAAAGTATTTGAGATGACCTCGGTTAGATTACCTGTCTCATCGTAAGCCAACATTTGAATTTTAATTTTATTATTTTCTTCGGTAATCGCCACTTTAGCCGGTGCCCCGAATTGTGACGGCATTGTTCTTATGATTGAATCATAGTCATTTACAGTCACTGCTCTGTTTTGAGCAGCAAAATTAAATCCTACTAAATTTCTAACCTCTTCAACCGTTGGTATATTCGCACCACCTATGGCCGCCGTCACATTGTTACATTTTAATGAATTAACAACACTCGTATTAACTGAAGAAGATGGACCATTTACGTAAAAAGAAACCGTTCCTATTTGTGTTATTACATTAACACCGACATTACTACTTAATCCCCCTCCAATTCTATACTGAACGAACAATGTTGTATTTGACTTTAACGTACTACCCAAAGCAAAGTTGTTTGAATATTTATACAAATCCAACTTCATCCCGTTTCTCGCAAATTCTCTTAATTGTTCATCAGCAGATTGACTTCCTCCTCCAAAGGTCATTTTCATATAACCTTCAGGTGTAAATTCGGTAATAAACTTATTAGAAGTTGTGATATATTTTCCTACTTTAATACCAGGTGAGTCGGCGGTTTTAGTTGGGTCTTCAACAAAAACTCTATCTTGAGCAAGTGCTTGTACTTCATACCATCTATTATCTAAACCTAAAAATTCTTGGGTAGATGGTACACTTGCATACTGTGTTCCATCTTTTAATAAAACACTTGTAACTCCTAACACATTTTTTTCAGGTAAAAAAACTTCATAAAAAGGTTTCACATCATTTGGTGTAATAACCTTCTTAAATACTTTTGTAATACCGTTAACAACTGTCTCTCTTTTAGTGATTGTATAATTAATAAGGATATTATTTGAATCAAAATTTGGTATTACCAACCTGTTTGATGCACCTTCAGCATTAACCGCTGAAGAAAAATCAATGTCATATACAGTTTCAAAAACTTGTCCGGCGCCATTAACTTGTGACCCTCTTCTTAATATACCGCAATATCTCAAATCTTCTTTATCTCCGAATGCCGGTACCGTAATTGATAAATCAACTAACGCAACTGATGGTCTTTGTCCTGGTACCTTTAAACCGTAAGTTCTGGCAATATTATATATTGATGACCTCTGTTGAGCGTATTGTAATACTGTTTCTTGAATACTTCTATCTATGTTGAAGTGGAGGTTGTCGGTTACCGCAGCGTTCAAATCCAACAATACCGAAAACACGGCAGCGTCATTAACATTGTCAATGAGGTCGGGGTAATACGTTCTTGTAAAATTAATAAGTTCGGTCCTTATTGCTTCAAAATCCCTGGTGGTATATGATATTTTCTTATTTGCCATGTACTATTAAATATTAATTATAACAAAATCACTACTATTAAAAACACTATCTGTAATTGTGTAGTCAATTCTTACAACCGCGGTATGCTCCATTTGACCAATACCCGGTACTCTATAAACTTTCTGCCCATCATCATTTACGTATTCACCCTTTCCTTCTTCACCTTCAGACGCCGCTTTAACAGAAATTTGAGTGATTGTTAGATTAGGTAAATATTCTTGTACCGACTCACGGATTTCCGCCTCTATTTCAGAAAAAGTTGGTCCATCTAATGGCTCAAAAATAAATTCATATAATCTTGTTCCAAAATCAGGTAAAAAATATCTAGTACCTTTTCTTGTTAAAAGAAGGTGAATTAAATCAGTTCTAATTTCCTCATCTGCGGTTTGAGTTAAAAACAGATACTTACCAGTCTGCGAATCCGCAAAAGGAAAATTTATACCGTATGTATTACCTAAAGCCATTTAATATAAATACTAGTCCGTTTGTTTTATATTATAGTAGTAACTATCACCATCTTCCGCAACCCACCTATCTGATAAAGTTTCAACAGAAGGTAATTCGGTATCAACTTTTATTTTTTTTGGTTCTATCGGAAACTTATTTGTTACCCAATTTGAGTCTCTCCAATAAATTCTATTATTTGGTTGGCATAATAAGTAACCGTCATCGGCAATAAGTATGTGCCCACACTTATAATCCGAAGGTTCGTCCGAATATGGATTTCTATACCAATCAACCGTCATTAAATAAGTTGCCCAAATTTTTGACCCATCCCTTAAAACAACTTCACAGCGTTTTTCATATAAATATTCATACGTGGTTACCGTTACATTCTCTGAAAAACAATCCCATAATTGTTTAAAATGAAAAGGTATGTCATTGGTGGGTTCTTTTAAGAATATTTCAGAGATTGGTACTCGTGACCTCATCATACCATAATCGGTCATTACGTGAAATGTTAAAATTTTACCGGCAATTGATTGTATCGCGAAAGCATAGGCTTTATGAAACTTATTATCATCTTCAGGATTTTTAGTAAAGTGAGAAACCCTCACTAAACATTTAAACAACTCTATGTTCTCATTATAAACTGCCATAACTATAAATATCTAAAATAAAAAATCCCGATTTCTCGGGATTTTGTACTATGATGAACATCCGAAACATTCGAAATCGGAGTTCGCTGGTTTTGGTGGTAAATTCATACTACTATAATCAACCTTTGGTGGTTCAGGTGTTACATTTGGTTTTGTTGTTTTTGATATATCAACTGCCAAGTGTTTAGCCCCTGTTGAAATCGCCTTTGTTCTAACATAGTAACAAAGTGTTTTCAATCCCCTTTCCCAACTATAAAAATGTGATGATGAAATCTTTGACAAAGATGGATTTCCCATGTAGATATTCATTGACTGTGATTGGTCAATAAATGGTCCTCTGTCTGATGCCATCTCAATCAATTCTTTTTGAGATATTTCCCAAATTGTTTTATACTTTGGGATTAAGTGTTCAATTCTTTTAACTTTTTTGTTGTATTGTCTGTCTTCGGGGTCAAGGTAATTATTGAAGTTAATACCTTGAATGGACCCTTCGTTTAAAATTATCTCATTCTTTAGGTCTTCACACCAAATACCCAACTTTTCAAAGTCGTTAATCAAATACTTATTAACAATCATGATTTCTCCCCCAACAACTCGTCTGTTAAAAATAGCCGAGTGAGCCGGTTCTGTCATTTCATACGACCCTGTAATTTTTGCCGATGACGCCACAGGCATTTGAGCCGTGAATAGAGAGTTACAAACTCCATAATCTTTAACTTCTTCTTTTAATGAATTCCAGTTCCACCTTCCTGAAAGTTCAGACTCAGTTAATCCCCACATATCGAATTGAAATACTCCTTTTGACATTGGTGAGTCGTTGAAATAATTGTAGGGTTTGTATTCTCCTGACTTACAGAGAGAGCAACTTTCAGTTACCGACGCAAAATAAATTGTTTCAAAAATTTCTTTATTAAGCTTACGAGCTTCTTCTGACGTAAAAATATAATCCATCAAATAGAATACGTCGGCAAGTCCTTGAGTACCTATAGCAATTGCTCTCTGTTCTAAACCGCCCTTACGTCCTTTTTCTGTTGAGTAGCTATTAATATCAACAACTTTGTTTAGAGCTCTTACTACTTTGCGAGTTTCTTCATATAAAAGTTGGTGATTGAATTCTCCATCTTTAACAAAGTTCTTCAATACCATTGAAGACAATGTACAAATTGCTGTTGTATTTTCATCAGTATATTGGTAAATCTCATTACAAAGGTTTGATTGTTTAATAACACCAATGTTTTGGTGATTGGTCTTTTTGTTGGCGTTATCTTTAGAACACAGATATGGTACTCCAGTTTCAATTTGAGATTCAATAATTTTTGACCAAACTTCTTGGGCTTTAACTTTTTTACCAAGGCCCATATTAACCGCCTTATTATAATTTTCATCATATTCTGTTCCAAAACATTCTTGTAGTGGCTTTAATCCTGACTTTGTGATGTCATTAGGACAGAACAAATACCAATCATCATTCTCTTTAACAGCTTTCATGAAGTTATCAGGTAACCAAAGAGCCGTGAATAAATCTCGAGCCCTCAATTCTTCAGCACCGGTATTCTTTTTAATATCTAAAAGGTCAAAAATGTCTTTATGCCAAGGCTCAAGATAAATTGCCGCGGAGCCAGGACGACGACCTTGTTGATTGAAGAAGCGAAGTGATTCATTAACAATCTTTAGATACTTCAGAAGTCCTCCTGCGTATCCACCTGATGATGAAATACGACTTTCCTTACTACGAATGTTTGACATTGAAAGTCCGATACCAGCGGCGTCAGATGAATAAGTTGAGATATCTCTCATTGTATTCAAAAGACCTTCTCTTGAGTCAGAATCGTTATAATGAAGAACACAAGAGGCAAGTTGTGGTACTTTTGTACCGGCGTTAATCATAATAGGAGTTGCCGGTGATATAAGTTGGCTTGACAAGGACTTGTAATATTCCACCGCCTGTTCAAATGACTTTGTCACCCAAAGAGCCACACGCATATACATATGTTGTGGTCTTTCAACAGTTTCACCACTTGGTAACTTTAACAGATACATTTCTTGTAGTGACCTCCAAGCGAAGTAGTCAAAGTTATAATCATTATCGTGATTGATAACCTCATCAATGTTACTTGGTCCGTATAATTCAATGGTTTCCATCAACTTATCATTAATAATACCATCAACGTGTAATGTATGCATTGTATTTGAGAAACTTGGGCTAGTTTCTTTATGATAAGCAGAAATTGCCACCGATGAAGCAAGACGAGAATAATCATGGTGACTACCAGTATAAGCAGCTGCTATTTCATAGACCAATTTGTCCAATTCTTTTGTGGTAATCTCGCCTTCAGTTGGTACTGAAGTGATTACCTTAATAAAAATCTCATCAGAATTAACATTCAAACCTTTAGCAGCTCGCTTAATTCTATTGTAAATTTTCTGTGGGTTAAACGACGCATCGTCTCCACTACGTTTCTTAATTTTTAGTGACATCATAGTTTATAAAAATAACAAATTAAAAGTCGTCGGTAAAGGACAAAGTTTCATTCAACTTTGCTTTTTGATATTCAACAGTTCTAGATTCAAAGAAATTACCCTTTGTTTCTACTGCAATCTGCTCCATAAATTTAAATGGTTGTTCAACATTAAAATGTTTCTTACAACCAAACTTAACGAGTAGTCCATCAACTACAAATTCAAGGTATTGCTTCATTAGATTTGAATTCATACCAATAAGTGAAACTGGTAATGATTCTGTAATAAATTCTTTTTCAATCTCCAAAGCTGACAATAGAATTTCTTTAATTCTTTTTTCACTTGGTTTGTTTTCTACGTGATTGTTTAACAAATGAATTGCGAAGTCACAATGTAGATTTTCATCTTTAAAGATAAGTGAGTTTGCGTTACACAAACCCTGCATCAGTCCTCTTGATTTCAACCAAAATATTGAGCAAAACGACCCCGAAAAGAATATACCTTCAACCGCCGCAAAGGCAACTAACCTTTCCTGAAAGGATGCATTTGTAATCCATTCCAAAGCCCATTTTGCTTTCTTTTGTACCGCAGGTAATCTGTCAATAGCATGAAAACACTCGTCTTTCTCTTTTGGATTTGAAACATAGGTGTCAATCAAAAGTGAATACATCAAACTGTGGATATTTTCCATAGCTAATTGAATCCCGTAGAAAAATTTTGCTTCGGGATACTGAACTTCACGATAGAAGTTCTCCGCTAAGTTTTCATTAACAATACCGTCAGATGCCGCAAAGAATGATAAAACATTCTTAACGAAGTATTGTTCATTTTCGGATAGATTTTGCCAGTCTCTGATGTCACCTGACAAATCTACCTCTTCAGCCGTCCAAAATGCGGCTTGGTGCATTTTATAAAACTCCCAAATATCGTTATGCTCGATAGGAAATATTACAAACCTATTTGGGTTTTCTACTAAAATCTTCTCCATATTAATTAATTATTTTGTTGTTCTCTTTGTTTTCTTTTTTCAAGCAAATCTTTAATTCGCTGCCTGTTGTTTTCTTCTTTCTGTTCTTCAAGTCCCAAGAATGTTACTGAACTTTCAGTGTCAATCTCTAACATACCATTATCGAACTTACAGTTTTCGAACACAATACCATCGTCACCAATTCTTGATTTAGTAATGGCAATAGTTGCAAGTTTCATCTCCTTTTGTTGTAAGGTTTTCGCCACCGATATAATAACGTGACCAACCTGTGCCTTCTTGATAGAACCTCCCATTTGGTCCGTGGTTACAACTTCAGAGGAGATAGAACTTCTATTACCTTGAGTAGCGGTCCATCCCACAAGATTTAATTCGTGACACATCGCCTCAAATCCTCTCATAACTGAACCTTCACTCTTCCATTCATCACCCAAATTCTTATCTGGTACAATACAATCGATATAATCCAAAACTACCATATCCAACTTTAAACCATCTGCAATCATCTTACGAAGTTGATTTTTGATTTGAAGCATTGTCAAAGTATCTGAAGGTAACTTTTTAAGTATAAGTTTATTTTCCATTTTACTTTGTACTTCACGAACCTTATCCATCACCTCGTCTTTCTTATTTGACAACTCATCAGGATGGACCTTTGTCCATAAAGTAATATGCTTACGTTGGATAATTTTTGGGTTATCCTCGAAAAATATTTGAAGTACGTTATATCCCAAGTTAAATGAATGGTTTGCTATTTTGGTTAAGAAAGTTGATTTACCAACTCCCGTGGGTGCTAATATAACTCCCAATTCTCCTTTGGCCAAACCTCCTTTCAACAATCTGTCGATACCCGGTATTCCCATAGGGATAGGGTGACGATAATCCTCATTTAACACATCATCGAGATTAGAGAACACATCAGCCATACCATCTTCTCTTTCACCAACTTGTAACGCTTCTCTGACCAACTCTTCAAGTTTGTCATAACTCTCAAATTCACCACCATCAATTACTTTTTGAGCTTTCGTAATCGCCTTTTGTAATTCTTGTTGTTTACAGAATTTGAGAGCCTTTTCTTGAACAAACTGTGAACCTTCGATTTGCACTTCCTTAATCTTGGTTATGGTATCCAAAACAATTTTAGATGCCAACTCTTGTTGTAACTCCGCCTTTGTTATTTGTTCTAACGTATCGAAAGTAGGTACGTGTTCGTACTTTGAGTGATACTCCCTAATCATTTGAATTATGATTTTGAAGTACTTGTTTTCGAAATACTGTTGTTCTATAACGTCAATGATGGACCTTCCAAAATCCTTATCTACGATAATTTGATTTAATAATTGAACCTGAAAAGAAGACCCTAAATAATCGAAATTTTTGTTTGACGCCATGAGAAATATATTGTTGTGTTAGATAAATATTAGTGTTTCAAAGTAATTCCGGCGTACTCGTAAGATAATTTTTTTGACGAAAAGATGTCAGTTAAAGTTGAAAGTAGAGTTTTTATGTGTGGGCGGATATCCACGGTATATCTTATTTTAGGTGGGAAAACTTTGGCATCAATCTGATGCTGACAAATTGTCATGTCACCTTGTTTAATAAAGATGTTAAAGTGTTCGGGACCATCAGTATATGATGTGTCCAACACTGCCGGATTACTCTGAATTTCATAAGAGTGTTCAAGCATATAATCAATTGTTTTCATCTTCAATTGATGCATAAACATTCCTTTGAATTCGGCGAGATACTCAATTAACTCGGCTGAAAATTTAGCCGTGGGATTGTAATCTCTTACGTTAAAAAATCTTTGAACGATGATGTTATCATTTACCATCATCAAGAATTCCAATTTGGTTGAATCTTGTTCTTTCATAAAATTACTTTTTTGTTTTAAATTGCTTTTTTTCTTTTCTTGTTAGTTTCATAAACGGTTTAACGAAATTAACCCATGCTTCGTCATGTTTTGGGAGGAATTTAAAGAACCCATCTTCCATCATCATTCTAATGAGGTTTCTGTGTCCCCTTCCTTCGGGGTCTAAAGTTTCACGATAATAAAGT